GGTTTGCTAGGTAGGTTGCGTTGCCGTTATGTGCTGCCACGTTATGACCTTACCGAACTGGCGCGCGCTGTCGCGCTTGCCCACGGGTTGCGGTGTTGTAGTTCCATGTCGGGCTAGTCCTTTGTTATCGGTTTGTTATGTGTATGTCTGTTGCTGTTATTAAAGCCTAATGCGTTTATGCCCACCCACGGTTAGCCCTAGCCGTTCCCTATTTCTGTTATTGCCTGATTATGTTTACAGGCCGCCCCAACACTTAGCGTTATTGCTTTCATCTAACAGCTTTAACGCGTGTTGGTCTAACCATGTTCCCATGGATTAACCCCGCGCCATGCGAACGGCGTACGGTCTACTGCTACTTGCCTGTTGTAAGTTCTATATCTAATCGGTGCGCGACAATAGCACGGCGCATAGCACCATTAACGCAACTGCTAACCATGCTGTACGCGTCATGGCTTACCGTCGCGCGCGCGTACTAAAGCCTCGATTGCTAATAGCAATTCGTCTTGGGATTGGTGCAACGCTTTAGTTGTTTCATCTAGTAAACGTTTTATAGCGTCTAGTTCGTGATGTAGTTCCATGTTTAATTTGCGTAAGTCTTGTAACTGGTCATGGCTTCCGTAGTTGCTGTTATACCGTGTCATTGTTTCCATGCCTCAATAACTTTTGACGCCTGGGCCATGGTTAAGGTTTCTAGTATTACGTCGTCGGCGTCTAACAATAATTGCATGGCTTCCAATGCTGACAGGTCGTCTAACCCTTTACCTTTAGCAAGCGCTTTAATCATGTAAAGTTGTTTGCTACTGGCGTGTACGCTGCCTTCTTTAGGTGTACGCATAGGCGTTATTGTGGCTTCGTGGCCGTCTAAACGGGCTTCAACTTCGTTACGGCTAGCTATTGACTTAGCCGCGCCGCAACCCATATAGCCCAAGGCGCGCCCTAATGCCGACGTCATACCTACCATGTATTCGCTTCGCTTTGTGTAAGGCGTGTTACCTGGGAACGGTTCGGCAGCGCTAGCTACTACTGGTATTGGGTCTGCCACGTCACGCCAAACGGTAACGGTACAACGTATAAACGTCGAGCCGTCGGGCATTGTTATTACTTGGTTATCTGTTTCTTGTATGCGTAAATCGGGCCAACGCTTTAACGCTTCCGCTAAGCGGGTTGGTACATCTACGTAATTATCAAGGTTAAAAGCCATGTCGGGTATCTTTCTATTAGTCGGGTTTATTTAACTTGCTTGTTGTATATCTCAACGGTATCACATAGATAAAACGGTACGCCTAAAAGTCCTATGGGCATTAGGTCTGCAGCTTCAATTTTATATGAACCGTCGCCCATATCGTGACCCAGTTCGCGGCCATGCGAACCCAACAGATAGCCCAAAATGTATACGGTTTGTTCGTCTACGCGGCATTGAATAAAACGGGCGTCGTTTTTATCTTTAGAGCGTATATATAAATCGTCGCGCGTTGCGCTAGCTCTTACTTGTAGTTGGCCTACGTCGCCTTGTAATTTCGCAAACCCTTCGGTTACTGCGCCGCCCCAATATTGTTGGGTTGCTTTTGCTACGGCTTGTTCTGCTATTGCGCCAATTATGTCTTTACCAAATTTTAATTCGTCGCGCACAAAATTTAAAGTTTCGGGGCGGTTAACCCGTTTTGCGCTTATTCGACGGTCAACGCCTGCGTAGGCGGCTGTTCGTAATTCGTCTAGCGTTAACGTCACTTTTAAACCAAATACGGTTGGGTCGTTTGTTATTGCTTCCATGGTGTCGGGTTCCTTAATGGTTTGTGTTTTGTGCAGGCTTTTAAATCTTTATGGCTGTATAACTTTTTGGTTGGGTTAGTTTTGTGCGGTGTTTCTTTGAGTATTTGACCGCAAGCGTCGCATTTCATATACCGATAATTACGGCCATGGCGGCGGTGATTACTGCGGCAGCGAATTTGTGTTCGTCGCTTGGTGTTCCGTTTAAATACTTTTCGCGCAATATTGCTAGTTCGTCTAATAATATGCTGTGGTCAACGGGTTTAGGTGCTGGTATAAAGTTTGGTCTAAATACTTCGTCAACAAAACTGTTAAACGTTTCGCGGTACTTTTCGGTGTACATATGTCGGGTGCTTTCTGTTAGGCCTGGGTCGGGTATTGGCTGTTCGGTCATGGGTTAGGCAACGCCCATGGGCCGTACCCCGAATTATGCCATATGGCTAGTGCAGAGTTTGTGTTTATTACAGGGTCAAATAAATCGTTACAGGTTTGTAATATGCCTTGGGCTTGTAGCCAGCCTGTAGGCCAATATTTGTTGGGTCGGCACCAATAGCCGTTTATTTGGTAGTAGCCGTAACTGCCGCCGTTACTGTCTTTGGCGTTAAACGCGTTAGCTTTGCAGCCACTTTCACGGTAAATAATGCGGGCAACGGTTCCCATTTCGGTTAGCGGCCAGCCCGCTTTTTGGGCTAGTTGTAGCGCGTATTGGCAGTCTGTTAACGGTGCTGCCGTTGTAGTTGTCAACGGTGCCCTAGGTGCCAAACTGACCGTAACGGGGGGCGTTACAGGCAGGGCGTTAGGCGCGTTGTAAGCGTCGTAGGCGAACGCAACGCCCGCCATGCTTATAGTTACAGCCGTAAAGATTTTGGCTATTAGAAAGTTCATGCAATACCCCTTTTTTCGTCGGTCTTAAAACCGTAGTAGACGCCTAAGCGTTAGGTGGTGATACTGGGCGCAAACCTTGTAGGTAAAGGGTTACAAGTTCAGGCACCTTGTCGCCTGGGTAATAAAACCAATGCCAAGGTTCCTCGGGCATGACCTCTAATGACCAACCAAACGCTGGGCCGTGTTCGCACATAAAGGCAAACGTTTCGCCTTCCATGTTTGCGTAGTCAACGGCTAAACCTAAGTTGTGACGGCTTGTACCAGGTGCAGCTAGTGGGGCGTTGCCTGGGCGTAGGTAATACTTGCGGCCTTGCCATGTTCGGGTAGACGCGCCCTCGATAGGTTGCAACGTATAACGCTGTTGAAATCCTGCGGTTTGTTGTGCTAATGACCTGTAGCAATCGCCTTGCGAAATGGGTTTAAATTGTTTTATGCCTGCAGCAAACGCGGCAGCCCTAATTGCGTTGTATGCGTTGGCGGCGCGCGGGTGCAACTTACCGTACGGCTTTATGTCTATAAGCATATTGGCGGGTAGTTCGCCTGGGTTTACGTGCCCCAACGTGGCAGGTAAAACAAGTTTTTTAATTGGCGGTATTGTCACGCCCAAAAGCCTTATCGCTAGGGTTGGCCCAACGCATAAGCGGCGGTAACAATGCAGCTATAGCGGCCTTACCTAAGTCTGTAGGTGACGTGTTACCAGTCATATAAACGGCTAGTACGGCGGCGATTACTGACCGCCCGTAACTCGATAAAAGCGCTTTAACGTTTTTCATGGTTTGTCACGTGCCCGTCTATTTTTTGTTCTATGCGGCCTAATGCTTTGTATGTTTCTGCGTGGTCTTTTTGGCTTGTTTTGTCGGCGCGGTTAATTAGTGCGACTATGACGGTAAAACCGCCCGCGATTATTGCGGCTGTTAAAACTTCCATTAGCCAAATAGCAATGCGGCTTCATCGGCTGTTATTCCTAGCCTGTCAAGTAGGGCTTGTTTTGCTTTGGCTTTGTCGGCTTGCGCTTTGGCAGCAGCTTTGTTTGCGGCTTGGTCTATTTCGTATTGTGCAAACTCGGCATCGTTCATTTCGCGTACTTCATCGCCAATTTGTACGGTTGGTTTAACTGTTGCTGTAGCCATAAACCTTGTAACTTCCTGTAAGTGTTCCACCGTCACCAAAAAAAGTAACTGCATCGTAAGCGGTTGTCACTGTTAAAACACCGCTAGCCAAAGATTGTTGCGAGTTATTATTAGTAGTTAAATACTGCCCTTGTGACAGCCAACTTGCTGCTACTGCAGATTGTGGATTATAAATGTCCATGGATTGGGTGCCATTTAAGTTAGCACTGTTGCCAAACGCACAATTAGTTAAATATGCAAATGTTGTTAATGTGTTTGCAAATACTTGGTCAGTCATATAGCCCTGTTGGTAATTTGATGCTGTATTATCTGTTCCTGATGCCCTAAACCTCATCCTAAGCGATGAACAAGTTGAAGGATAACTAGACACATTTAATGAAATGCGATAGTTTGTGTAAGTACTTGTAAAAGTGCTTGTTGGCAAACTGACAGTAGATGCACCGCTAAATGTTGTGCCAGTAATGTAAACCAAACCGCCAGCCGTTGATGGCCCGACAGTAGCCCACGCCGCACCATCGTAATACTGCACTACGTTTGTAGACGACAAATAGCATAGTTGGCCCTCGGCAAGTACCTTTTCGTTTGCCCCACCAAAACCAGCGTCGCGCGTAACCGTGGTAGCAAATACTGGTACGCCTGTTCCTGCCGACAGGTTCATATTTGCAGCCGTCAAAACTTCCGACGCTGCAAAAAGCGGTACTGATGTTTGTTCGTTTGCCATATTGCCTACTTTACGCTAAAACTGGTTGCGGGTCTTGTATCCCTAATTTACCGTAAATTGGGTCGTTTAAAATAAACTGGTAAACAATAGTTGTATTAGCCGTATAGAACGTAACGCGGTGCCCGTTGCTTACGTTTACTTGTATTTCTATGCCCTCTACTGATAGTTCTTGGGCTACTTCGCCGCCTGTAATAGTGTTGGTAATCGTTATGGTGTCGCCAATGTCGACTAGCGCCAAGGTTTCGCGTTGGGGTGTTGTAAGCATTAAATAATCGGTTTGCACGGCGTTAAACGTGGCGATAGGTTCGCCCTCTAACAAATAAGTTGCCAGGGTTAAAGCTGCCGCGTCATTGTGTAACAGGCTGTTAGTAATGCTTGTATTTTGAATTAGGTACTTAACTTGGCTTGCCAGGTCGTCGGCTACTTGTGGGCTTGTAGCGCCTAAATGTTGAATACTGGCCCTGTTTACGATTAGGTCGGCGTTATAGATGATGCCCAAACTGTTATACGGTATGTTTGTTCCGTCGTCGTGAAAGTCGGCAACGCTGCCCGAAATAGTATTACCAATGCGCGGTTGGCTAGTTATATCGCCTGTTCTTGACATAAAAATACGGCCCTGTTCGGCGGCCTGTATTTGGTCTATATACGCTTTAACGTTGGTGCCTTCGGCAACGGTGTAGGCGGCTGTTCCGCCTAATGTTTGGGTGCCTGTTGAAATGTTGCGGCTTAACGCTGGGTAGGCAACTTCGGGCAAGTTTAAAACAGCCGATAGGCGGGCGCTTGATAATTCCTCGGCTACGTTGTATTCGGCTAACGCTGTTTGAGCTAACAAATAGAAATCGTCGGCGCAATAAACCGTTACCGTGTTTTGGCCGCCTAGTTCGTAGTTGTAGTCGTACGACACTATTTGCCCTACAAACAGGGTTATAAACGTGTTTAGGGTGTTGTATCTGCCGAACGATACGCGGCGTAGGGGTGCCAGGGTAAAGACGCCTTGCGGGTCGACGTAGGGGCTAGATGAGTAAAGCGGGTTTAGGGTGCCGCCTGCCAAAGTGTCGTTTAAATTAAATGACATTGTTCCAGCGCTAAATTGGTCGCCTACGTCGCGGCGCCCGCGTTTAACGTTTACATTTGTTGAGTATTCCAACATTGGCGCAAACTCTGTCGTACCGTCTAACACGTATTGGGTACCGTTTAATACGCCGCGAGTTGCGTCGTCAAGGGTAAACGCGTCAAGCATAAAACCCGTGTCTATAAACAGTTCGTAGTTACCGCTTTCAATAACAGACGTAGCCATTAAGCAACCGCAATATTGGCGGGGCCTGCCGCCCTGTTAAAAGCGCGAATATTGTTTACGATTTCCTCGCCTGTTTGGGCGTTTGCCATTACTCCGCTTACGTTTATGTAATAGTTTTGGCCGCCGCCAGGCCCGCTAAAGTTTGTATCGGGTTTACCAATAGGGGCTAATGCGCCGCCGCCTGTTGCGTTATCAAATCCTGCCGAAATGCCTTTAACGTCGGCAAGTGTTAACCCCTTACCTTGTAGTTTGGCTTGGGCCACGTTAAAAGCGTCCTCAATACCTTTCAAATAACTTTTAGCGTTTGATACGCCAGCACCATAAAACTTGTCGGCCGCTAATTGCGCTATTAAATCGGCTGCACCCTGGGCAGATTTTACTAGTTTGTTTGTTTGTTCTATTGCTGTAGCGCCGCCGTTAATAAGTTCGTCTGCAATATAGGTGCCCGCTTCTTGGCCTGCGGCTAAAACCATTTGTAACGCGTCTTGGCTTAGGCCTGCAGTAACTAACTGTTTAACTTTGTCGGTAAACAATACGGCCCTATCGGCAATAGTGACCAGGCCTGATACAAAACCTTTACCAGTTTCGGCGCCTTCTTTCATAGCGTCAGTAAAATTAAATGCTTCAAGTAATGACGTCGACGTATTTTTAGCAAAATCGTCAAACGCCGATTGAGCGTCGTCAAGTTTGCCCCTGGCGTCGTCTAACGCTTTACCCATACGGTCGGTTAAAGCTTTGCTAGCGTCCTCTGTTGCGGCTTGCATTTTCTTTAATTTCTCTGCCGCTTTTTCGGCGGCGCCGCCAACCCCGCCGCCACCTGGCGGGTCAATTTCATTTGCTGCGGCTTCGGCGTCCTCGGCAAGTTTTTTAGCGGCAAAACTGCTGTAGTCCGACGCCTTGCCCATATTCATAATGCCCGCCGAAAAACTGTCAAAACTGGCGCTTAATGCGCCTACGTCTATCAAGTCGTCAAACGCTTTACCTAAAAACCCTAAAGCTTTACTAGCTTGGCCCATAGCAAATAGGGCGGTAGCGGCTGTAACTACGGCAAATTTGTATAACGCATTAGCGGCCTTAGCGCTGGTAACAGCAACCTGTTTAAACGCGTTAACCATGCCAGGGCCAAACGAACCCATTTCGTATAGGGCTTGCTGTAAACCTTTTACTAAACCTTTTTCGCCAATTACTTCGGCTACACGTTCAAACGCTGGCGATACTTCGTCGTTAAAGAATTTGACGGCTTTTAAAAATATTGGTAAAAACGCTTGCCCTAAATTGGTTTGAATATTTTCTAGAGTTGCGCCAAGTATCTTTTGCTGGGCTGCTAACCCTGTCGACGTACGGCTAAAATCGCCCTGGGCGTCGGCTGTTTGGTCGAATATAACTTTTTGCGCTGCTAATACTTTTTGTTGCGCGGTTAAAGCTTTATTGCCTGAATATATGCCTAATTCGGTTGCAGCCGCCTTTAAAGTTGTGTCGTTAAGTAGTACGCCGTATTTGCGTAACGGTTCGGCTTCGCCACGTAGCGCGGAACCCAACGCGTTTATAGCTTCGTCTACTGACGTATTGTTAAACGAAGCCAAATCGGCGGCCATTGTGACTAGGCCAATACTAAAATCGGATAAATCTTTACCTGCTAAACCAGCCGATTTACCAAAAATGGCAAACGTGCCCGCCGCTTTTAATGCTGCCGTTTCCGAAATACCAAAAGCCCTACCTGCGGTTTGTGCAAAATTTTCTATTTCTTTAGAAATGGCACCAAATACAACAGTATTTTTACTTATCGCTTCGTTAAAATCTGACGCTTTTTGAATAGCGGAATAACCAAACGCGGCAACAGCTGTAACAGCCGCGCCAATAGCGGCGCCTGCTATTAGTGTTGACTTACTTAAATCGCCAAACGCTTTTTGTGCTGCGTTTACGCCCTTATCGGCAAACGTCGTAATAATCGGTACGTTAATTGCCACGGCGTACCCTTAATTTTGTGTTCGTTTGTTTTATTACTTTATCGACTATTGCTAATACTTCTTTTTCGACAGCTGGGCGGGCGGCCTCTACGCCAGGTTCGGCGGCGCGGGGCTGGAAGCTGCCTTTCATTTCTAAATTCGTTACAAAACGGCCTTTAGTTTTTACGCCTGCATGGTCCCAAATACTGCCTGCAGCGTCGCGTTGAGTAAGTGTTAATAGCTGGTAGGGCCTTGCGGCAAAATCTATGGTTTCGCCTGATTTAAACGTGACGCTTCGCGCTTTTTGACCTGACTTATTAGTTTTGATAATAAAGCCTTTACTGGCGCCGTCGCTACTCCATTTGGTACCTGAACGGCCACGAATTAAATTACCGCGCGCCATACCTGACAACGGCGGACTGCTAGGTATCAAACTGCGGGCAGCGTTTAATACAGGCGCCCCAGCGTTCTTAATGTCCTTGCGTATTTGTTTTGCGTAATCGGGTTCTATGGCTTTAAGCGCTTTCATTGTTTCCTGAATACCTTTAATTTCTAAAGTATTTTCAAGCGCGGCCATTGGGTTTACTTTCGTTGTTTGTTGTTGTCCGATAATACAGCAACAACGGTAGCTAAGTCGTCTATGTCAAAAGGTACCGACGGGGGCCACCACGAAATTGCTACCAACAGTTCGGCAAGTTGGCGCCCATGGGTGCCCCTTAGGTGGGGTTTGGGGCCTCTGTGTTTAGTACGTCAATGTTGACAAGGTTTTTTACAAACGTGTCAAACTCTGCAGGTACAACAATTTTGTTTAACTTAGACGCCTCGTATGCCATAAATGCTAAATCCTCGACGCCGATACCTGCGGCCATTTCTGACGCTTTGCGTTTGTATTTGCGTTCCCACATAACAATAACGTAAAGGTTTGTTACAACTTCATAAGTTGTATCGGCTGTTTCTACTTTTAGCGTAAGTTTCATTGTTTGCCTTTTGTGTCGGGCCTTTTCAGGCGTTTAATTAAACTTCGACGACGCTATAAACTCCACCTGTAAAGGTAACGCTAATTGCGCCTAGGGTGCCTAAGGCAAGTTCGTACGGCAACGCTTCCAAATATGCGCCCGTAAGGGTCATAGTTGGGTTTGTTGCGGTGCCTGGGCTGGTTGCGCTTGGCGACCATGAGACGGTGGTAGACGTGCCTACCAGCGCTTTAAGCGTTGCGTAAGTTTCGGAAGCTGCAAACGATAGGTACAGGTCAAGGGTTAACGTTGAATTTTCTAGGCCTGCGACGTAGACGCGCGAACCTGAACCAAACGCGGTGCTTTCTAGCGCCTCGATAGTACGCGTAAAAGTAAGGCCGTTACATTGGTCTTGTAGCGAAATGCTGTTAACGGTTACATTTGGTGATGAAAGATATGTGCTAGTAGCCATGGGCTTTACTCCTCGTTTGTGTCTGTCTTAGTTTTAGCACCTTTAGGCGCCTTGGTGGGGGATTGAATAATAAAACCGCCTGCTACCAGCGCGTCGACGTTAACGCCGTCTACTGGTTCGTATATGTCGCCAGGCGTACCGATACGGGGGCTAACTATTTCGTATTTCATGTTGCACCTATTCTAGGCGGTTGCCTGGGCTTGTAGGGTTATGGTCAAGTCGTAGGCGGGTAGTTCGCTGCCGCCAATAATTGCAATAGTTGGGCGCCCGTCGGTTACGCCAATTTTTTTGGTAATTACCTTGCTAGCCAAGTTCAGTAGTGACCGTTGCGCGTCAAGGTTGCCAGGCCCCAGGGTGATAATGCGTATTGGGAACGTCATTTCTACAACGTTATTTGAATACACGGTAAACGTAGGGGCGTCTATAAACGCGCAAGGCGGTACAAGGTTACGGGGGTCTGTTACAACCTGTAGCCCTGTAATGGTCGTTAGCGACGCTGCCAGGTCGTCTAGCGCTTCGTTAAACAGGTCTGTAAAAGCAACAGGCATTAAGCCACCTGGGGGCGTGGAATACCTAAAAGTTGTTTAATCATTGGCGACAAGCCAACGCTGTTACCTGCGGGCAGGCCGTCAAAACTGGCAAAATCTGTTACCGCGCCACGTTGTCGATACAAAAACCCGCCATAAGCAATAGTGCCTAGGGTAACGCTGTTACTTGGGCTTGTACCTTTTGCGTCTATGTAGCCGCTTTCTAAACGTCTAGTAAAACAAAAATCGTTACTAGCCGCCGCGCATTGTGTAAGAAATGTTGTATCTAATGCCGACGCTGTACCGATACCTAACCAGTCCTCTATTTGACCTGCAGTAATCCACGTGCAGGGCACGGTACCTAGCGTTACGGTTCCCGTTGCTGTCGTTCGTGTTACGTTGTCGGCTGTTTTAGCATAAAGAATTTGAAACGGTACGGGCACTTGGTAATTAAAAAGTAAATCGCCGTAACTGTCTACTCCGATAAACAAATATTCGGGTATGTCTATAACTGATACCGTGCCGTTGAAAGTTGCGTCAACGCCTGCGACAACAATAGACGCGCCTACATACACTTCGTTAGGTGTAAGCGTTTCTATTACTGCGTAGTTGTCTAGTAACGTTTTATGCGCTACTTGGTATACCTGCGTCATGGCGGTTAGGCCGCCTTTCGATTAAACGAATTTAACGAATTTTGTTGCGTCTGCCATAAATGACGCCGCGTATCCACGGTAGGCAATAGTTCTACCAAGGGTGCTAGGTACGTCTACCGAAATAGCGCCCTTTTGCTGTTCGTAAAATTCAAACCCTGCGGCTGGGCCTGCAGCGTGACCCATAAACGAACCAGGCGTATCTTTATCGACTACCAACACAAGGCCTAGCGGGTTGCCGTTCCAATTAGCAGCCGACAACTGGCCTGGCGCATTCATAGCGCCAATTTGTGGAAATACTGGGCGGCCTGTGCTGTCAACCAGCGAACCTAATGCAGCCCAAGTACCAGGCGTTACCACCATATGCGTAGGTAGGTAATTGCTGTTTTCCGAAATTTGGCGGGCGCCGTCATAGATAGCGGCGATCCAGTCGGCAGGGTCGGCGGTGTCTGCAACAGCGCTAGTTTGTGAAATTGCGCCCTGGCATTCTGTAACGGCGTACGTATTTGTTGCTTGTCCGTAGGCAATAGCCAACTGGTTTAACACAATGTTGATACTTGCAGGGTCGGCCCAGTCGATCGCCTGTTCCGACATGGTGACGTACGTACCAAAAGTCAATTTATTAACATTGGAATTTGACACTTCAACAGTCGACGGATTAAGCGTGTCCAACTGTGGGCTTTGCTCATCTGCTACAGGCCGTACAACAATTTTTGGGCGGCGGAATGTTGCGCCTGCACCTGGCATAGCGCGCGTACCGATTGCGGTCACAAAAGGCCTAATAGGGTTAAGCCCGTCGTACACGCTGCCTGTAATAATTTCGGGCAGGATACCTGGCAAATCGCCAGTAGTTAGGTCGGGCGCTGCGGCTTGAATGCGCGCATTCATTTCGGCAAGTACGCTGCCGCCTTGTAGTGACGCTGCAATAAATTCGCCTGCGGTTGGCAATTTGAACGTGCGGGGCTGTGCGTAAACGATAGGGGCTACGCTTGCGGCCTGGATAACTTGTGGGGTTTCTGTTGGCTGTTCCATGGTTTCTAACTCCTCGTTAGGTGTTTCGGTTTCTATGTTATCTATTTCTTGCGGTTCTTGTGGGATACCCTGCGACGCGGCTACGCGGTCAACTGACGCGCCTTTAAAAGCGCCAAAAGGTACTAACGATAATTCTTGCCAGTCGGCCATTTCTATAATCATTGTGCCCGCTTCGTTGTAACTAAAACGGGTGGGGTTAACGCCTACAGATACGGCGTCTAGTACGCCGTCGGCTGCCAATACTAGGGCTTCGTTGCCTAACGTTGTTTCGGATATGCGGGCTTCGTACATCATTCCCCCAGGTGTATCAATCATGGCGGTTACAAGTCCTAC